AATTTTTGATAAAGATAAATTAACAAATCTTATGAATGAATGGGAATATATTAATTCCCAAACTATTTCTTTGTATCAAATATTCGGAACTAAAATTATGGAATTAACTGATCAATTAGAATCTACTAATAAAGAATTATGGTGGGTAGAAGATCAATTAAGATTATGTGAGAAAGAACAACGATTTGATAAAGAATTCGTGGAGCTAGCAAGATCTGTTTATAAATTAAACGATGAAAGACATGCTATAAAAAAAAATATAGATAAATTAACAAATTCAAAATTTAGTGAAGAAAAGTCATATAGTAAATAATATAGAAAAATATTACTTAGGGGGGTTATCTAAATCTGTTTTATGGGAAGTAGCTGATAAAAAAGTTACAATTAACTTTAGTACAGAAGCTAAAAATGCTGTTGGCACCCTCTCATTTGATTTAGATCTACCGGATTGTACTTTGGCTATATATAATACAGATGCTTTGTTACGTTTAATTAATGTAACAAATGAAGATATTGACATTATAATTAGTGAAGATAATCAAAAAATAAAAATACAAGATAATAAATTTGATTTAATTTATCATTTAAGTGAAAAAGATGCAATACCAACAGTGCCTAAAGTAACCGAAACAGATTATGATTTTAAATTTAATGTAAATGATGAATTTATTAATAAGTTTTTAAAAGCTCATAACGCTTTAGAAAAAACAGAAGAAGTTACTTTAAATAGTATCTCTATTAAAGGAGATGATGTAGTAGAAATTGTATTAGGGGAAAGATCTCAACATTCACATAAAATTAAATTTACAGAACCTGCTATATTTGACACTCCAAGTACTTTGCTACCCTTCCCAGCTAATGTATTACGTGAAATATTAGCAGCTAATAAAGGTACTGAAGGAACAATATATGTAAGTGATAAAGGGTTAATGAAGTTAGAATTTAATGGAAATAAAAACCCATCAAAATATTTTGTTGTAAGACAACAAATGTAATATTTATAATAAATGACTGAGACTCTAGGGCGAGCAGTTATAGTTTTATGTTTAACCGGTGAGCTAAGCCACCACAAATTTTAATGATATGAGTACATTTATTTACGAACGTACACCGTTCGACATTTTATTTAGAAATTTCTTCCAAGACGGAAGCACCTACAACCCAGTTGTAGAAACCAAACTTTCCCACCCAGTAGATATTTACACTTCAGACAAAGGGCTAACATTTGAAATTGCCTGTACTGGGATCTCTAAAAATGATATCGAGTTACTTACTCAAGATAATGTTTTAAGAGTTAATTATACTAAATCCAAAGATAGTGATAATTTAGATTATATCCATAGGGGTATTGCTAAAAGATCCTTTAATTTAGGATGGAAAATTGATGGTAAATTCGATTTATCTAAAGCAAATGCAAACTTTGCTGATGGGTTATTAACAATTGAAGTACCATTTTCTAAAGGTTCGGAGTTAAAAAAGTTACAAATTAAGTAAATCAAGTTTGCCCTAGAGCTTGGTTTTTAATTAAATTTTTCGTATATTTACGTAAACAAAAAGTTATGGCAAATCCAAATTTTAAAGGTAGACCTGTTGGATCAGGTAAATCAACATTTATCGAAGACCCGTTATTGGGTGATTACAAAATAACAATTGATGAATACAGTTATAATGTATTTGACACTGTTAAGAACAAAACTGTAGGTTTTCACACTACATTAGAGCAAGCTGTCATATCAATAGCTAGAAAGTTAATGTTACAAGAAAAAACTTATAGTTTAGAAGAATTCGCTAAAGAGTTTAAACAAACACATACTAATCTTAAGGAAGCAATTTTAAAATGAGTAAAGCACGTGGACAATCTTTAATGCGTAAAGCAAAAAGAATGAATAGGTTTAAAATAACCTCTAATATAGGAAATAAGATAAATACTATAAAAAATAGAAAAAAATGAGTAAATTAAGACCAGTTAATGGAAATGTTATCCTTAGACCTATAGAGGAAGAGGAACAAATAGCAGGAAATATTATTATTCCTGATATGGGTAAAGAAAGACCTGAAATGGGAGAGATTGTAGCAATTTCAAATGTTTATAATTTTAATAAAGGTGAATATGCACCTACAACTTTAGAAGTTGGTATGAAAGTTTTAATTCCAAAAATGGGTGCACAAGCAATTACCATTGATGGGGAGGAATATTATATTACATCACAAAATTCAGTTTTATCAATCGTAGAATAATGACAGAAACAAGTTTCGGAACAGAATTAAAAAATAAGCTTTTAGAGGGAGTTCAAAAGCTTAATAACAGTGTATCATCAACTTTAGGACCTGCTGGAAGAACAGTACTAATTAAAGACGATACTGGTGAAATTAAAGTAACAAAAGATGGAGTTACCGTTGCAAAAGCATTTAAAGAACTAGAAGATCAAACTGAATCTATAGGTGCCGAGTTAGCTAAAAAAGTATCTACAAAATGTGCTAATGAAGTAGGAGATGGTACTACAACCTCAACAGTATTAGCTACTGCTATTTTAGAAGAAGGAATTAGACAAATTAATGAAGGTTCTAATCCTGTAAATATTAAAAAAGGTATAGATGAAGCTGTAGCAACAGTAGTAAATAGACTAAAAGAAATGTCTACTGAAATTACAGACGATATTCAAATTAGAGAAGTAGCAACTATATCAGGTAATAATGATGTTGAAATAGGTAATTTAATTTCTACTGCTTTAGATAAAGTTGGTAGAGATGGGATTGTTACTATTGAAGAATCTAAAACAGGTGAAACTTCACTTGAAGTAGTTGAAGGTATGCAATTTGATAGAGGTTTTAAATCTCCATATTTTGTTACAGATAATAATACAATGCAAGCTGTATTAGATGATCCTTATATATTAATTTATGATGGTAGAATTACACAAGCATCAGAATTAATTAATGTATTAAATAAAGCGAGTGGTGAATCTAAACCTATTTTAATTGTAGCAGAAGATATTGATGGTGAAGCATTAGCAACATTAATTGTTAACAAAATGAGAGGTACTGTTAAAGCAGTAGCTGTCAAAGCACCAGAATTTGGAGATAGAAGAACTATGGCTTTAGAAGATTTAGCTACAGTTACAGGTGGACAAGTTTTATCTAAAAATAAAGGACATAAACTTGATAAAATGTCTCCTGTTCAATTTAATGAATTGTTAGGTTCAGCTAGAAAAGTAACAGTTGAAAAAGAAATAACTACTATTATAGATGGTAAAGGTGGAGAAGAAGCTATTACTGCTAGAGCTGAAGAAATTAAAACACAACTTGATAATGCTAGTTCTGCATTTGAAAAAGAAAAACTACAAGAAAGATTAGGTAAACTAATCGGTGGTGTAGCAATTATTAATGTTGGTGGTAATTCAGAAATTGAAATTAGAGAGAAAAAAGATAGAGTAGAAGACGCATTATTTGCTACTAAAGCTGCTTTAGATGAAGGTATTATAATTGGTGGTGGTACTGCTTTATTATATGCCGCAAATGTTATTAATACAATCTCTGAAAATAAAGATATAGCTATTGGTAGAAGAATTGTCAAATCAGCTATACAAGAACCATTTTTAAAAATATTAAGTAATGCAGGACATGAAGTAAATGATGTTAGATTTGCATCTTATGGATTAAATGCTGCCGATCCTAATTTTTGGTTAGGATTAGATTATAAAAGTTTAGAAATGGTTAACTTTAAAGAGTTAGGAATTATTGATCCTAAAAAAGTAACTAGAATTGCATTAGAAAATGCTGCCTCAATAGCGGGTACTATTCTTACTACTGAATCTGTTGTCTATGAAAAAAGAACAGATAAAGAAGAAGAAACTAACCCAATGGCGGGGATGATGTAATTAATTTTTGTATATTAGATATATGCTTAAAGAACACACTTTATTTACTGAAAAATTTAGACCAACTAATCCTAATGATTATATTGGCAATGAAGTATTTAAAGCTAGTTTAAACCAATGGATTAAACAACAGGATATTCCACATATCTTGTTGTATGGTCCTGCAGGTACTGGTAAAACTACTGCTGCTAAATTAATTGTAGCTAACCTAGATTGTGATTCAATTTATATAAATTGTTCTGATGAAAATGGTATAGAAACAATTAGAGAAAAAGTAAAATCATTTGCTTCTGCTGCAACATTCCGCGAATTAAAGGTAGTTATAATGGATGAAGCAGATTTTTTAACGATTAACGCACAAGCAGCTTTACGTAATGTTATTGAAGCATTTTCAAAAACAACACGTTTCATTTTTACTTGTAATTATATAGAACGTATAATTGACCCTATCCAATCTAGAACCTCAGTATTTGAAATATTACCACCTTCTAAAAAAGAAATAGCAAAACGTTGCTCTGCTATTTTAGATTCAGAAGCTTGTAATCGTGCCCCTGCTGATATAGTAGAAATTGTAAATAAAACCTATCCTGATATTAGAAAGACACTTAATTTATTACAATCATGTATAGTGTCTGAACCTGCAGGTACATTCTTACAATTAAATAAAGATATTGTTAATCAAAAACAATACACAGATCAAATTATTGATTTAATTAAATCAAACGATGCTAAGGCATTTAACCAAATTAGACAAATTGTAGCCGATTCAAATATAAGAGACTACAATGAATTATATAGAGCCTTATTTGAAAATCTAGATTCATTCCATAACCCAGTATTAGGTACTATTATTATAGCAGAATCACAGTACCAATCAGTTATGGCTCCTGATAAAGAAATTACTTTTATGGGATGTATCGCTAAATTAATTAAACCTTTCTAACATGAATTACCCAGAAAATGCGGCTTCACTGCCTGTAAACACTATTAATGTTGATTTATCAAAAACAGAACCTATTCTAACTGAAAAAGGAGGGAATATTTGGAAAGCCGGAGTTATACTTCGTAAAGCCTCTAAATTTGTAGCAGGTACTGCCGAGGACGTTATTGTACCTATTTCAGTATTTTATGACCCAGACACAGGTCAAATATTAGAAGATGTTATTCCAACAGATTTAAGAGAAGAATTTGGAGTTAAAGAATAATGACAATTTTTGATTGGTTAAATGAAATTAGTTATAATAAAAGACCATGGTCTTCTTTTAGTAGTAAAGACCATGATTCTTTTAATTCTTATATGATTAATCGATTTATATCAATGAAAGAAGATTATATTGATTTTGTTAATATAATTCAAAAATATTCACTTAATAAAAAGTCTCTTTATAATTACTATTGTCAACTTATACCAAAAAGAAAAACATTTTTTAAATATATTAAACCTAAAAAAAGTATATTAAATACTCAATTAATTACTATTTTAGCTAAACACTTTGAATTAAGTGAAAGAGAAATAAAAGATAATTACCATTTAATAGGAAAAAATTTATCACAAAGTATACTTCAAAGTATAGGTATCGATGATAAACAAATTAAAACACTATTAAAATGATAAAAGAAGATAATTTTATATTTAATAATGTTGATATTATTCTTGAAGAAGAAAATATTAAAATTAAAAAACATTTTAAAAAACAAAAAAAAGATAATTATCAATGTTTTTATCCTCTTTCAATTACTAATGAATTTCTTTTTAAACTAAATTCTAAAATTAATGATTATATTATTAAATTAGGTGAAGATAGATTACTTGATTTTCATTTAGCAAAAGAATTTTATATTCAAAATATTAAAAATAATATTTTTAATTATAATGAATATGATACTAAAAATCTTCTTATTACTAATAGAATTTTTAATTATATTTTATTTTTAGACCCTGGAAAAATCAAATTTATTAATTTAAACCATACTGAAAATGTTTTAAAAAACTCATTGTTAATTTTTCCTGAAGAATATACTCACAATTTTGAATTTGTTAATTCAAAAGATATAGTTATATTAAATGGATTTGTAAACTTTATATAAAAAAATTATGGATAAAACTTTATACAAAATGTTAAAATCATCTGCACAAGCAGATAAAGATAAAGCACTATTATCTTTAGAATTATTAGGAAATAAAGCAGTTGGTATTGGAGATCACTCAACTGAAGATTTTTACAATAATGCAAACGAAGCACTTACAATGTTAGTCGATGCCGATGATAAATTAAAAGCCTTAGATTATTATTTTACTCCCTCATCAGATAATTTAAGAGGATAATGGAATCAATTTTTAATCAACAGATAGGTATATTTAAAAACGTTGCTTCACAAGAGTTTTGTAATCAAATTATAGAAGGATTTGAAAAAAATATTGATAAAACTTATAATAGACAAGACCCAACTTTAAAATCAAAACGTTTATATTCTTCTAGTGCTGATAAAAAAGATTTATCTATTGATATAAATGAAATTGATAGAGAATTAGGCCACAAATTTGTAGATAATTGTATAAATCCAACATGGAAATTATATAGAAATAAGTATGAGATTTTAAATGACCACGGCTTTAAAAATTTTGGAATACATTCTTTAAAAGTTCAAAAAACTAATCCTGGTGGGGGTTACCATACTTTTCATTGTGAGCAGGGGGCTTCCTTTACAGCCCAAAGATTTGGAGTATATACTTTTTATTTAAATGATGTAGAAGAAGGAGGAGAAACAGAATTTTTATACCAAAATTTTAGGGTTTCTCCTGAAAGAGGTATGATGTGTTATTTTCCTGCTTCGTGGAGCCACACTCATAGAGGAAATCCTCCACTAAGTAATGTTAAATATATAGTAACAGGATGGATGATTTTTAATGAAAAATAATTTAATACTTACATATAAAAATTTATTTGATAGTAATTTTTGTGAAGAAATTATTAAATTTTTTAATGAAAATTCTTCTTTACATGAAAGTAGAAATTTTAATACAGTAAAAACTACATTAAAGCTTCAAGATACTTTTTTACCTATAAATTACCAAAACCCTATTATTGAAAAATTTTCTTCATCATTTTCTAAATTTATAATGCCTGATTATTTAGGTAAAAATAAAATTAGAAATTTCCATTTATTAAAACTAAACCCTTACCACCAAATTCAAAAAATCAACCCTACAGAGGGAAAACACTATTTTTATTGTGAAAGGTGTATCCCATCTTCATCTCATTTGGTATTAGGTTATACTTTATTTTTAAATGACATAGAAGAGGGAGGAGAATTAGAATTTTTAAACCAATCCCATAGAATAAAAGCCACTCAGGGATCCATTAGTTTATTTCCTGTTGGTTTAACCCATCTACAAAGAGATAATACTCCTCTTCAAAATGTTCGTTATACAATGAGTGGATGGTTGGGATATTTTAATTAAATTATACTTATGAGTGATACTGTAACAAAATTTAAAGAAATAAACCAAACTAAGTCAAAACTAACTGCAAGAGATATTTTAAAAAAAGAATATCCCTTAATTTATACATCATATAAAGAAATAATCGATGAACAGTTCGAATTATTCGCAAAAAAACATCTTGATTATGGAATGGGTAATGTGTCAGCAGGTACACAACTCGTTAATGATGAAGAAAAAGATTTTGCTATGACTGGGTTATGGTATAGATTATCTGATAAGATTAATAGATGGAAGAATATGA